GTCGTTGCGCTTCAGGCCCGTGACGGCCACCGTGCGCGTGCTCTTGCCGGCGAGGATGGTGATCCCCGCAGCCAGCGTCATCGTTCCCAGCAGCGGCACCACCACGGCCTTAAGCGCGGTGATCTGCGTCTGGAGAGCAGCGTCCGCATCCGCACGGGCCTGTGCTTCCGTCGTGACGGCAGCCACGCGAGCCGTGATCTCCGCAGAGACCGCGTTCTGCCGCGCCGTGACCTCGGCTGTGATCTGCGTCTGCAAGCCCGCGTCGGCATTGCTGCGCGCGGTCGCCTCGGCTGCATCGGCCGCCGCTCGCGTGGATGCCTCTGCCGTGTCCGCATTGGCCCGTGCAGTGGCTTCGGCGGCGTCGGCGGCCTGTCGGTCCGCTTTCTCCTGCACGTCCGCTGCTGTCCTTGCCTGAGCCTCTGCGGTGTCGGCTGCGGTTCGGGCGCTAGCCTCGTCTGTGATGCGTTGGCCGAGTGCGGTGTCGGCGCTAGTCCGCGCCTGCGCTTCGTTCGTGTCGCCCGTCTGCCGCGCATTGCTCTCGGCACGGAGGCGATCGTCTAGTCCAGCCTCGATGTTCGCCGAGAAGGACCGCAGCGTTCGCAGCGTCGCCCGGCCCGGCGTGTATCCCCGCTGGAACACCAGCAGTTCCATATCAAGGCTCGGTTCCGTGTAGAGCGGTGCAAGCGGCGGGCTAGGCACCGGACGAAACTGCCAGGATGCGATCCGCCTCTGACTGGCCGAACTCGTCTACGAACATGCCGTAAAACTCGGGGAAGAACGTCCCGCGATGATAAACGGCCTGGATCGCCTCCCATGTCAGACGCATGCGGGGTGTGGTCTGGTTCAGCAGCGTGTCGAACGTGTCCACCTGCGCGTCCGTCATGCGGGTGATGATGTCGGACTTGTAGGTGAAGGGGCCGAAGTTCGGATCGACGAGGTAGCCGGACAGTGCCCGCTCCACCTGACGGGCGAAGTCGTGCGCCCACGAGGGGGCCGCGCTGTCGAGCGGGAACGTGTCCTTCTGGCGAAGGGTGCGAATGCGCTTCACGGCGTTGGCCCGGAAACGCGCACCGAAGCCCGAGAATAGCGCGCCATGTGGTCAAGGCCTTGGAGATCCGCGACCGCCTTCTGGTAGAGCGCGGTCCACTTCGACAACGACGACGGGTCGGCATCCTGCATGAAGATGCAGGCCTCCAACAGCGAGCCATAGAGGTAGATGTCGGGCGCCCGCTGCAGCAGCCAATTCGTCTGGTTGGCGTCCGACAGGGCCGGGATACGAGCGTAGTAGTCGAGCGTCAGGCTACCGGTCGGGGTCAGCCCGCCCATGCGGACCTTGAGACCATCGATGGCGAACTGATCGCTCCACCCTGCGTCCGCAGACGAGGTGAGGACGTAGGGATAGGCCCCGGTCGTCGAGAAGCTACGGAACGCGAGGTAGTCGGCCGGGAGATCGCCAACCGAGTTCGTCAGCGTGATCGGCGTGCTCGTCTCCTGAAACGTCGTTCGCAGCTCGCGATTGACCCGCGTTTCCAGAAGGCGGATGAAGTCGGGAACCGTGGCCTCGAACTCCTCGTCCTGAGAGCGGAAGGCCCAAAGCGCGATGGATGTCTTGAGGGCGTCGTAGCTGTCGAGGGCCATATCAGATCCGACCCTCCTTCGTCCGCAGCTTTGCGTAGTCGCTATCGTTCAGGAATTTCTTCATCGCCGGTTTGTCGCCAGCGGCACGGGCTTGGGCGTAGTAGCCATCGCCATAGAGGAGCGCGTTCGGAATGGAGGCGACGATCTGACCGTCACCCCACCGCTTGCCTGCGGTCTCGGAACGCTTCTCGGCGTTGGCTTCTAGGATCGGGTCTACGAGGCTCTGGTTGCACGTCGTGTACGAGCCGTCGCCGTTGTTCCTGATCCAGACGATATGGTCCGCCTCGCGGGAAAGGATTTCTCCCTCCCCGCCAAACGGGTCCATGCCGAACTGAGCAACGTCGAGAAACTCAGTCTTCTGCATCGAAGGCGTTCTCGGTCGTGGTGACGACGCCGGCCTTGATGAGGCGAGCCGCTTCCTTCTTCGGAAGGCGCACGATGCGGCCGACTGCTAGGGCGTCGTTCTGCACGGAGTTGTCCACGCGACGGAAACCACCGCTGCCGTCCGATACCGCGTTGCCAGCGTCGTTGATCGTGACCTCTGGATTGTAGCGGCGCAGGACTTCGACCTCGATGCAGCCCTTAGGCACAGGGCCGGGGGTGCCGTCGCTGTCGTCGTGCTCGATGTCCTTCTCGACCAGCCGGTTGGTATGGAAGTCGGGATGGTTCGGCATGCGATCGACGTGCCCGACCTGCTGGGGGCGCCCGTCCGTGGGCTTGTCGGTGGTCTCCCGCTCGTCGATCTGCTCGGGCAGATAGGGCTCGCCGGGCTGGATCTCATCCTTGCGGGGGCGACCGGGGCCGCGCTTGGGTTCATCGTTCATGTGGGTGTCCTCTCATGAAAAAGGCCGCCCCGAATGGAGCGGCCCGTTGATGTCCTGATGCTGCGCAGGCTTACGAGGCGGTGGAGGTGCCGTTCAGGTCGGCGACGACGGCCATAGCCGCTTCGTTTCGGACGATGAGCGTGACTTCTGCGTTCAGGACGACCGGCTTGCCATCGGCATTGGGGTCGGCGTCGTCTTCGGCAATCTTCCGAAGCCACCCCTTTTCCAACTTGTCCTTGTCGATGAAGAATGCATTCCGCGACAGGTCAGTACCCGCCGCAGTGGCACGCGCCATCTGGCGGTTCGGAACCACCTCGATGATGCCGTAGTCGGACAGGTAGGCGTCGGCCGCACCGACGATCGTCACCTGCTTGCTGGACGAGGCTGCGAAGCGCGTCTGCGCAACGGAGGCGTCCGACATGAAGGTGGAGAACACCTGCTTCAGGTACGGGCTGACCATCAGCATATCGACGTTGCCGCCCGCGATGTAGCCGGCGGCGATGCCCTGGTCGAGGAGCGACTTCGTGAAGGCGCGCTTGGTGCCGTTCGTCGCGGCGTCCACTGCACCCGTGGAGGTGTTGTAGCCGCCCGAGGCGCCACCGGTACCCATGAGGTCGTTGGTGGCGATCCAGGCGCGGAGACCGGCTAGGCGGCGGGCAACCGCGGACGAACCGGCGACCGATGCCTGATTGCTCAGCATCGCGACCTCGATATCGACCTTGATCTCCTGCCCCTTCTTGACGCGCTCATAAGAGCTATCCGTCGTCTTTCCGGCCTTCTTCACCGCTTCCTGCGTGTTGGAGATGATGAAGCGCTTGGAGAAGATCTGCGTGTAGTTCTTCACGCGGTTGGTGCCGGTGATCGGGTCGAAGGTGTAGATGTCACCTTCCACCTTTGCATTGTTGATATCCGGCGGGGCCAGCGCGTCGAGCTGCCACACGGGCTCGGTGCCGTCGATATCGGTATCGCCGGTATTCGAGTAGAGCGGGGTTTCCGCCGGGGTCAGCCGAGACAGAATGTTGAGAAGCGTCTCGCGACGCGAGTTGGACTTGTAGGTGTCGAGGGTGTTTGCGACCTGAACCATGGGGTGCGCGATCCTTATCCGGATTTATCGAGGAGGGCTGCGGCTTCTCGCAGGGAGAGCCCGCCCGGCTTGTTGATTTGCGCCTGCAGGTTTTGGGTCTTTCGAGCTTCGGCCTCGCCACTCGACACGCGGGGGCCGGGCTGGCTCACGCGGGGCGCTTGGTGTTGGGGCTGGACGGCGTTCGTGGGCTTCGGCTTGGCGGCCTGAAGCTTGCGGTAGGCAATGGCGTCTCGCATCACCATCATGAGACGGTGATCGTAGGCGCCGTTGATCTCCTGCGGCTGAAACCCGTAGGTCTCGGTGCCGAACTTCACGAGATCGCTCTGGAATGCCGCCCGCTTGGCGTCGTCCTTGAACTCCGGCATCTTCGCGAACAACTGCTCGCGCTGCTGCTCTAGGAAAGCCGACGTGGCGCGCTGTTGCGCCTGTGTCTGCTCCTGATGCCGAAGCTGCTGCCCCTGCTCGATTGCCTGGATCTCGGCCGCTCTTGCCTGATAGTCCTCGATTGCCCGGTTCCGGTCGTCCACCATTGCGGAGTACGTAAACGGATCGGTGTCACGCAGAGACCGATCGGGCATTTCAGGGATCTGAGGGAGCTGCGACTGGAGAGCGGCAATCGCCATCGGGGCGATCTGCTCGAAATACTGCGCCTGCTGCGCTGCCTGCGCGGCCATCTGCTGGAAGCTCTCGCGCTCTTGCGTGAACTCTTGGCGACGGTCGTCTAGGCCCCGTAGATCGTCGATACGGCGCTTTACCTCGGCTGCAGTCCACACGGTGCCGTCGCGCAGACGGACCTTCGTGTTGCCATGCAGCTTTCCCAGCTCAACGGTATCTTCGTCTTCCGGCTGATTGTCGTCGGCGCCCTCGCCTTCGTCGCCCTCGGGCTCGTCGGTCTGGTCGTCGGTGTCGCCCTGATCGTCGTCATCGTCACTGCCGGTCTCTGCCGGGGGATTGGACGTGTCGTCGTCGGGCGTGGTCTGGTCCTCTCGCTCTTCGCGATCGGCATTTTCGAGCATGCTCGCCGCAGCGGATAGGCTCAGGGGTTCGGACGCAGAAACGTCCACACTCTCGCCCGCAGGCGAAGTGGTTGTGATATCAGACATGAGGGGGTTTCCGTTGTTCGGGGACGCACCCCGGTTCAGGATTGCCTCATGACGCGAGGCTCACGATCCGCTAGGCGGAATGCAAAAGGGCAATGACGGCGACCCAATACCGGGTTCAAGCCTATCATTACCCCTTAATTCCCATTGATCCGGTTGGGAGAGAGCGGGAGGCCGGTTCCGCCCCCGGCGACCTCATCCCCCATAGCTCGGCCACCACAGCGTCATAGCAGGAGATGCGCTCTAACTTCTGAGCTACTCCACGAAGGTGGTTAGCCTCCGCTCATCGCCCTCACCCAACCGGATCTGCTATCGTACCTTGCCAGCCTCGATCTTGCCAATCATGACGGTCGTCTCGATGCGCTGCCGCAGCGCGCGAATGGCGTTCACCTCGTCCAGATGATGCCGGGCCTCTCGCGTGCCCTCTGGCTGCCAATAGGAGGTCGCCAGCGCGCTTTCCATCGACTGCCGCTCCAGATCGGCTAGGAACGGCTCAATCTTCTCCAGAAGCGTCGCAGCCTCGTGCCCGGCTTGGATCGGAGTGACGGTCACCGGTTGAAACCGTACTGACGGGCGATGCGGTCCTCAATCGTTGCGTCACGGAAGGTCACCGGCTTGGCAGCCAAGAGCGGGTTCGACGAAGCTTGCGTCGGCGCTGTAGCCGCAGCGGCGAGGAGCGGGTTGGATGCCGCTGCCGTAGTCGCCGATCCCTGCGGATAGAAGAGCGCGTTCGCCGCGGCATTGTCGATCGGGACGCTGCCATAGTCGTCATAGACAAACGGCATCTGGTTCATGCCTTCGGTCGCCTGTCGGGCCGACTGCATGTAGGCATCCCACGATGCTGCGTCCGTGCCGTAGGAGGCCGGGAGTGCAGTGTTCGCAGGCGTGGCGACGGGTGCCGCCGGGGCAGCAGCCGCGACCGGAGCATCGACACCCCACGTGCGGCCTTCCTTATGGCCGAAATTCTGCCAGTGCAGCTTGGCGGTGTTGGCGCCATAGGTCGGGACGGCAGCCGCTACGTCCGAATACCGCTTGATGTAGGCGATATCGTTCGGGTCGGTGATGCCAGCCGCCGCGAAATACTCGGCCATCGGATCGGCAATGTTGCTCATTCTGGCCTCGCAATGTTCGCGGTGTTCAGGTTGACCTTCAGCGCCATGGCGATCTGCGAAAGCTGGCTCTCGATGTCCATCTCGCGATAGCGTGCCTCCTGCCGCATGGAGGCTTCCTCACGGGCGATCAGCAGCTTGGCCTCGTTCTCCTCACGGAGAAGCTGGAGACGAGCCGCCGCTTCTTCGCGCATCAACTGAAGCTTCAACGAAGCCTCGGCCTGACGGTTCTGTGTGTCCATCAGCAGCTTAGCCTGTGCGATATCGTTCTCACGAGTGGCGCGGGCCTCTTCCGACTGCTGCGTCATCTGGAACTCAGCCACCTTGGCCTGCTGCTCGAACTGCATCTCCTGCTGGCGGATCTGCAGCTTGGCCTGAGCCTCCATCATCTTCGGATCAGGCTGGCCCTTGCCGGCTTCCTGCGCCTGCTGGCGAAGCTGGGCGACCTGCTCCTGACTGATGGACGGGAAGAACGCCTCGGGGTTCCGAATGCCGGCGGCCTCAGCCATCTTCTGATAGCTCTCCGTCAGGTGCCCGACGTTAAGCTGCTCGTTGAAGGGACCGAATTGTCCGATGATCTGCTCCTGCTTGGCCGCGACGGCAGACAACGCCGCGAGATCGCGGTCGCGAGAGCCGGTGCCGAGGCCGATGTTGATCGTCACGTCCATGTCGGCATTCCACGAGCGCGGGTCGATCTCGACCAGCTTGCCATGGAGGCGGACCATCTTGGAGTGATCTTGGTGCTTCGTGATGAGGCGCAGGATGCACCGGAAGATGCGCTGCATGCCACCGCACTCGGCGATGTTGCGGGCGTATTCCTCGTTCTTCGTCTGCACCGCAGCCTGGACGACGTTGACGGCTGTCGCGGACTGGTTCTGCAGCGCGTTCATGTCGAGAGCGGAGGTGCGCTGCGAGGCGCCCGTGCGCTTTTCCCCGACCGCATCCATGATGTCCATGAGCGGCAGAAGCTTGTCGGCGATGAATGGCACCTGCACCGGAGAGAGAGGCTGCTGTGTGCCCTTCTTGTAGACGATCAGGCCATCCGGCGTCGGGTTGACCACCTCGTCCATGTTGAGGACGGAGCCCTCTTCCATCTGACGCTGCGGAGCGATGTTTTGATAGGCGTTGTTCAGGACGCCGCGCAGGACAACCGTCTTGATGCGCTGGATGTCGCCAAGCTCTTCATAGAGCCCCTTGCCGCGCCATGCGTGAGCCCGCGGGTTCGGCACGATGTCGGAGAACGGGAGATCGTCACCCCATTCGTCGTTCGCGAGGATCGACCGTTTGCCCGTCAGGCCGCCCATGACGATGCGACGGCGCTCGGCGATGCCATCCCCATCGGTGTCGATGAGCACGTAGCATTCGTACACGTCCACAAGCTGCGTCGATTGATCCGGCGACACGTCGGCATCGTCGAAGCTGTCGTCGCGCGCCCGGCGAGAGGCATCGCGCTCCATGTCGTTGGACAGGGGGATCTCGTCCACCTTGTCGCGTGAATAGCCTTCCTTGACCAGTTCCGAGCGGGTCGTGCGACGAACGTGGGCGCAGAAGCGCACCGTCTCGTCCAGCGCGGTCGCACGGCGCTCGATGATGAACTCTTCGTGCGGCACAGCTGCGATCTGGAGCCGGCCATTCGAGCGGATGCGCTTGACCTTGAAGTCATGCAGGCGCGGCGCACGCGGGTCGGCGTCGTCGTCGCTCGTGTCCTTCGTGCCACCGGTCTGGCGATCGTCGTCCTCGGGATCAACGAGATCGTCCACCAGAGCGCTCGGATCAATCGCGGGCGGCATCATAGGCGCCGGGCCCATGCCGGGCACTGGCGAGGCCTCCATGGCGCCGAGAAGCGCCGACATCATCATGGCAGGCGGCGGCTCGGGAGGCGCGACCCAATCGGGATCGGCATAGGTCTCGTGCTCTAGGATCTCCTCCACGTCCGTGTCGCTGATGACCATGCGGTACTGGTCTTCGGTCAGCGCGGAATAGGTGTCGGTCGTGTAGTCGGGCGTGCTGTCCCACCAGTGCTTGACGATGCCGTTGCCGAGCAGCAGGCCATCCGAGATCGCAGAGCGGAAATTGCGGTAGCCGTCGCACTCTCGCATGACGACGTAGTTCACGAGGTCGGACGCCTGATCCGCATACTCCTCGTGCTCGGTGCGGGTGGGCTCGTAGCTCACGATGCGGTCGGAGCCGAAGAACACGCGCAAGAGGCTCGGCATTATGAGCCCGTGGATGTCGGACACATCACGCGACACGACCTGAGAGCCGTGCTTCCCCATCGCAGGCAGATCGGTCTCGCCGTCGAAGAACTTGAGCGCGAGTTCGCGGATTTTGTCGCGATCGGTCCCGCCGTAAAGCTGCGCGTCGGCGATCTGGCTATCGACCTTCGTCGCCAGATCATCGTCCGACATGCGCTTGCGCTTAGCCATCAATACACACCAAAGTAGTCGGGACGAGGACGGCGCTCGTCAGGGGCATCACCGGCGCGAGGGCAAATTTCGCTCAGATCCATATTGGCAGCGTCATAGACGGGGCGGTCGCCATGTAGCGCAGCAGCGACGAGCAGTCGGCGGGCCAGTTCTGTGGCTGTGATGGGAATGTGTCCATCATCCTTGCGTGCCATCTCCTCGTCAGTGACGACGAAAGAGGTTGTGCAAGCAGCGTCGTCGCGGACAATACGCATCATGTCGCGATCCACTTCCGCACTTGGCTGGCACGAACGACGATGGATCGGGTGTCACCGCCGCGCTCGTAGATGGCTTGTAGCCACTGCTGTAGGCCGCGATAGAAGGTCATGAAGCGACGGCTGTCGCAGCCAAAGACATCGACATGCGGGGAAACGAGTTCAGCAGCCGCATCGCTCAGCATCACATGGCCGAAGTCGGTTGCCACCGTCGCGATCTTGGGAATGTTTCGCATCAGATGAACCCTCGCAGGTCGCGCTTCGGCATCTTGAACTCGGTCGAGCGCGGTGGCTCATAGGCGACGCACATCAGGCCGAACGCATCCGCACCGTGCGACGACCAGTCGTGCAGCGGGCCAAGTCCGATCTCGCGCTTTTTGTCGATCTTCTCATGATACCAGCCGAGAGCATCGCGCCCTGGTTCGGTCGGGCCTTCATTGAACCAGATGGCCGGGAACAGCGCGCGAGCCGCCTCAATGCGAAGCTGCGCAGCGCCTGCCCCCTGGTTGCCGATCACTTGCGTCTCAAACCCGGCCTTGCGAACCGCGCCTTCGTAGCTGACGCTGACCGTCTTCTCGCCGTGAGCCCCATCGTGAGGCAGGACACAGATGGCCTCGCCGTACCCACGCTTGCGAAGCCATGCGACGTGCGCCTCTAGCGGCTGGCCTTGCGCCTCGTAGTAGTCGAGGACGCGGATCTCTCGACCAACGAACTGTGCGATCCAGATCGCCGTCGCGTCGGCCTTCACACCCGTGCCGCCGATATCCCAGAATGCCCGTGTCGCCATGAGAGGATCGCGAGAGAGCCGCGTGATGCGACCCTGCTCCTTGGCCTCTGCCAGCGCCTTGGCGTAGTAGGCGCCCTCCACGACCGAAACGAAGTCGCCGTTCCACACGTGCTCGTACTGCTCGGGGCGCTTCTGCAGATCCTCGCGGCGCGTCTTGTCGAGAACCGCCGGGAAGAACGGGTTGTCCCGCCAGTTGATCTCCACGATCTTGGCGTCTTCCGGCTTGTCGAGCCTGAACCGCTTATGCGTTGCCGAACCCTTGCGCTCGGGGTTCCAAGTTACCCACACCTCGGAGCCCTGCTCACGAACGGTCGGGATAGCCTTCATCCACGCCGTCTCGCTGACGGGCTCAGCTTCGTCGATCCAGAGCACGTGAATGCGCGCCTTGGACTTGATGCTGTCGAGGTTGTGGCGAAGACCGACGAACGCGAACTCGATGCGCCTGTCAGCCGTTCTGATGTATCGCTCGCCGACATCGTAGGCTTCGGCAAGCCATGGCTCAGATGCAATCGCCGCCTTCACTTCGGCCATAGAGCTTTCGTCGAGGGAGTTCATGAACTCACGCCCGCAGACGATCACCCCTATCTCGCCAGCCTGGGACAGCTTGTAGCCCCAGACCGCAGCCATCTTGGCGAACGCTCGGGTCTTGCCGCTTCCTCGCCCTCCGTAGGCCCCGCGGTATCGAGCTTCGCCCGTGAAGACCGGGACCAGCTTAGGCGGGAGGCTAATCTGTGCTGTCGTCATGTGTCAGAGCCATAGGAGTGGCTGCGACCAGCTCAATCCGGGTGATCGCGATCGGACCGCCATCCTTACCGGTCACCTCGTGCTCGCGCTTGTCACGCCATTCATCGGGGCGGCGGTTCTTCAGCCAGTTCATCGCGGCGCTGGGGTCGGGCGGCACGTGCTCACGGGTTGGAGCGCGAATGATGTCGCCCTGAAACTGGAACACCTTCTCGCTCTCGAACGTGTAGCCGACAGCCCGATTGAAAAGCGCACGCTGCACTCGCTCGTCGGCCTTTTCCTTCCCCGCGATGACCGCCTCCGAAAACTCCTCGTGCAGGTTTTTCCAGAGATAGAGAGTGGAGACGGACACCTCGAAGAAGTCGGCCATCTCAATATCGGTGGCGCCGAACTGGCAGAGCTTTGCCGCCTGCGTGGCGAACTCGGGTCGATAGCTCGTTGGACGTCCTTCGCCTTCGCGCTTGGGTCGCTTCTCAGCGCGATCAGCCGCGTCTTTGACCTGTTTCGGCGTCATGGCGCAAATTCATTACCCGTTGGGAAATCGACCGACACCAAAATCCCGATCTTGGTCCCATAGCCTGGCGCCATCTGCCATCGCTCAGATCGGATCAATTCACCTTCATCATCGACTATGTCGCGAATGATGTGCTTGTTCTTGCCGTGAACGGAAAGACGCGTTGCCACTACTTTCACCGCCTCGAACTCCGCAGTGCCACCTCGGTCAGCTTCGTGCGCAAAGGCTTCACGCCGTCCACGAGGTCGGCCATTGTCTTGCCGGTGGTGTAGTCGGTGGAGGGAGGGACCAGCAGAGCGTTGCGCTCGATGGCGTGGAGGTCTTCGTCGCCGGCATTATCCCGAGGAATGCTCATCGCTCGTCTCTCCGGTTGGTGTGAAACGGCTGCCTGCGATTACGGGCAAATTTGCTTGCGGAAGGGCGCCCCTTGGCCCGTGTCGTTCGGTCTGTGCATGGAGGGCACCGAACGGGGAGACATCGCAGACTTGTCCGGCTGCCGTTGTTCGCCGGTTAGGAGATGCCCTTCGCCCGAAGATGGATCACTTCCAGACGCCTTCCTCAATGAGGTCGCGCCGAATGACGTCGGCCACCCACGACGGCAGCATGGTCATGCCGATGGCGCCCTCGAATGGAAGCCGCCAACCCTTCGTGTAAGACCCGTCCTGAGCCCATCCGAGGATGAGGTAGCCGTCCATCTCACCGGCCTTGAAGGTGTTGGCGATGGCGGCGGCGTTTCGGACGATGCTGTCCTGTAGGTCGTCCCGCTCGGTCTTGCGAAATGGCAGGATCGTTGCGGCGCCCTTGAGGCGAACCGTGCCGATGCGACAGCCGCTCACGGGAGACCGTACCCGAACCAGATCATGACGCATCCGAACGTCGTGCCGGCGAAGAACCATGCCGCCAGTTCGGCTTTGGTGAACATTGCCTTCTTGCGGAGAGGAGCGCCGCCGGTCGGCATCGACATCCATCCGATGTTCTGATCCGAAGCGCTCGGGGAGATCCACGATTGCTCTTGGGCCTTGAGAAACGCGTCGAGCCCTCGGTCGTGCCTCACTTCTTGCCCTTCCCGCTGCTGCCGGACTTGCCGCTCGACTTCGATCCTGACGAGGCCGAGGAGGATTTGCTACCCCCCACCTTACCCCCATCGGTTCCAACCGCGCTGTCACGCTCGCCGAAGCCTGCGAAGCCGCCGCCCATGGTTCCGACACCGCCAGCACGACCCGTGCCGTTCGTGCCCGTGGCAGAGCGATTGCCGCCCATGCCGCTGGAGCCCATGCCGTTCATGCCACCACCGAACATGCCGCCGAGGCCCGAGCCGAAGCCAGCGCGAGCACCCACCGGCCCAGCAGCCGTGCGCGCCGTAGCAGGAGCAGCAACACGACCACCCAGCCAGCCACCGGCAATCGCGCCGATCGGGCCAAGAACAGCGCCTCCGATCACGCTGCCCGCAATGCGACCCGGCGTCAGGCCAAGGCGCGAGGCCAGAGACGGCGCCTGTGTGACGGTCGGGGCTACCGGAGCCGCGGAGAACGTCGGTCGGGCTGTCGGCGTCGTGACAGCACGAGACACGACGGGCGCCGCACGCGAGACAGGAGCGGCGATCGTACGCGTCGGCGCGACAGGGCGAGAGGTCGGTACGGATACCGCAGAGATCGCACGAGGCGCGCTCGTGGGCGTCGGGACCGACGTCGGGCCAAGGACACCGCCGAGAGCATTTGCGGGCAACTGGCGTTCGATGCTGCGGGGCGATCCGATCTTGCCGGCGAAGCTCGTGGCAGCGGGCGCGGAGAGAAGCGCATTGCCGACTGGAGCCGCTTGGGCTGCACTCACGCCGAGTAGGCTGCCGAGAGACGGTGTGGTCTTCGCTGGCATGCTGGGGCCGAGACGGCTTGCAAGGTTCGTCGCCTGTGCGGGTGAGAGACCTGCTGGAGAGATGGAAGCCGGAGACGTCCGCAGGCTCGCGAGTGATTGCGGGTCGGTGAATGCGCCACCGAGGCGAGTGGCGAGGTTTCCTTCCTGTGCTGCGGTAAAGCCTGTGGTGCGGGTGGGCGCCGAGACGGTCGGAGCCGAGGCCGTGCGCGCCGGTGTCGAGGCAACGCGCGAGCCCTTAGCCGGTGCCGCCAGGCCAGCCGGCAGGGACGCT